ATGTCACGGGCTCCAATACTTCAAGTTCAAACACTGGATCTGCTTCTGTTGTCCCTTCATTCGTGACTGTGACGACATCAGACGGAAATTCGACAATGACCTCGTCGCCGTATTTGTACGGATCAGGGCAGATAATCGTAAGCTGCCCTTGATGCAAAAACGTATACTCATTGCCTTCTCCTGTCGACTCAGGTATGCCATAATAAATCATGCCCGGCTCATCTGGGAAGACAATCGGAACAGGTTGATTGACATCTAGAATCGCATTCAGTTGATCTAATTTCGTGCGTAACTCTTCTCGATTACTCGCTCTGATATCAGCTTCAATTTCTATTACTCGTGGCGGACGTCTCTTCTGCGAATAATAAGCCCCATCCATAGCGGGAACGTCAATCAACGTAAGTTCGCTCGGTGAAATACCTCTGCCATGTATTTCTTTGATGCGCAAATAAGGGGAAAGGTCGATTCCGTTAAATATCATAGAATCATCTCCTGAAACGCTCTAATCTATAGCTTTTTCTGTCTTGCACTTCCGTGATATCATCCACATATGTTTCGAATTCGCGTCTTCCCAACACTAGTCGAATAACAGCGGGTTGTTTATTATCTATTGCACGAGAAAATATAGGACTTCCGGCACTTGCAGAACCAGCCGCATACCCGATTGAAGCAGCAGGGACTAAATTGCCGAACGAAGGTCTCGCACCTCGCAATTGATTAACAAACGCAGGCTCAATTTTCTCGGTTAACGACCTCGTAAGGTTGTCCATCGCTTTCAGCGCTTCATTTTCGCCTTTTTCTATACTTTCAGCAATAGTCCCGCCGAAATTCAATTTATCAAGATCTTTCAACGCCCCAGCTTTAGCTGGACTGAACGGGAGAAAATCGCGCACCCTGCTTGCGACATCTCCGATTGCATCAGTAACTCTTCCTATCGCATTCCTTATCCCGTCTGCAATACTCTGAACGATATTCCTTCCGGCATCAAAGAACTTGTCTTTAATATTCCGCACAATATCCAGCGCGCGGTTAATACCGTTACGAACGGCATCCCTTACGCGACTAAACGCATTGCTGACAATGCCTCGTAGAGAATTAAAGATGTTCGACACCGTGTTTCTGATACTATTCACTACACTAGATACCGTCGATTTAATCCCGTTCCAAATATTCGAGATAATCGAACGGACCGTATTCATTACGCTGGATATGATATTGCGAATGAAATTAAACCCTGTCGACACAACATTTCGTACAAGGTTCACGCCTGTTGTGAAGATGTTCTTTACAAAATTCCAAGCCGTTTGAATAACGTTTCTGAAAAGATTTCCAAACGTGGTAGCAACTTTAATAATCCTGCCGACGAACCATAGTTGAATTAGATTCCATACTAACTGAACAGCCCCGCTAACAATCTGCTTGACTGCATCCCATAGTGCACTCCAATTTCCCGTAAAAAGCGCACTAAAAAACTGGATAATTCCCGTGATAACGGTTATTGCACCTTTTATTGCTCCTTTTATCGCTTCCCACGTAGAGATAACCAGCACTTGAATGACTGGCCATAAGGCTTGCATTATCCCCCATATGACATTCATCACAGTAGTAATAACGGTACTAATCACATTCCAGACATTTTGCCCTGCTTGCAAAATCATCTGCTGGTTCTCTTGCCACCACGTGACAAGTGACCCCCACAATTCCATGACGAAAGAAACTACTTCCTGAACAATCGGCATTACTAGCCCTTTTAGCGCATTAAATACGCCAATCATTGTATTGCGAAAGGTTTCGGATGTGTTCCAAAGATAAACGAACATAGCCGCCAACCCTGCTAATACCGCAATAACCAGTACGACAGGGTTCGCCATCATTGTAGCGTTCAAAGCTAACATCGCCGTTCGTAACGTTGTTATCGCTACTCTTACTTTATTGACGACACCTAAAATAGCATTGAACGACAGAAACGCCGTAACTAGACCTAGAATCAAGGGGATGAACGGCTTAATAGCGTTATACATACTGACTATCCCGTTAAGCACATTCGGGATAGCTTGTGCCACTCCGTCCAGAGTATTGAAAAAGGTCTTCCCCAGATTCACGATAATATTTTCAATGCTTTCAAACGGAGTGTCTTTTAGAAAATCATCTATAGCCCCGATAATATTCGTCACGCCTCGGACAACGGCAGTACGCATATTAGTAAAAGCAGTTCTAATACCGCCACTTGCCGTCAGAGCCCTGTCTGCGAAACCACCAGTTTCGTTACTTAGTTCGATTAATTTATCGTTGAACTCATCGAATGTTATTTCTCCGCTTTTTAACGCCTCGTATAGATCGATCTGCGCTGATTTTCCAGCGAAACCGAATGCTTTCGCCACATCGTTCAGCGCAACGCCCATCGTCTCTTGCAAAGTCCGCCATGACTGCAGGTCCACTTCGCCTTTCGCCAACATTTGCACGTATTGTTCTAGCCCGCGCGCCGCATCAGCTTGGCTCGCACCCGAAGCCAAAAAGGCGTTATTCAAAGCAAGAGTGGTCTCTACAGCCCCGTCTAGGTCGCCTGTCATAACAGCAATTCTTTGCGTTGTTTTTGCGACACTATCCAACGTCGTCGGCAATCCCTGTATCCCGTCGGACAGACGCTGAATAGCTTTTTCGGAATCCTGCGCATCAAAGCCAATTTGTTGCATCACACGGGGGAAGTTATTCAGCGTGTCGTATCGTTCAATCGCTCCATCAAGCGAACTACGAACAAGGTCAATCCCCTTTTTTGCAAGATAAATTAGCCCTAATGCAGAAGCGATTTTACCAAGACTTACTGCGCTCTTTTGTGCTGTTTGCCCTAGACCGCCTATTGATTTATTTATGTCCGCGACACCTTTTACCACTCTTCCGTCATCGAGTATGACGTCTATTACAACTCTGCCGTCCGCCATCTTTCTCACCTGCCTTTCGGCGCAATAAAAAAAGAACCCCGTTTTCGGAGTTCTTGAATCATCACATTGTATTATTCCGGAATATTGACTGTTATCGTCTCGCTACCTTCTGTTTCGGTAGTCGGAGTGAAGATAATGTCGATCGGCGTAGTTTCATCTGCTAACTCGTAAGTCAGGTCTACGCTCCATTCGCCTCCTAAAGTGTTAGGAAAGAAAACATCACTTGTGTTCTTATTTTCGGGATTCCAGGCATCATTAATCTCTTCTAAATCTTTATCACCCTGCTTGACTTCAAATACCGTTGCGACAAACAACGTCATCTCTTCGCCGTAATCTTGCGCTTTGTTTGTCCAATCTAAATTAATATCAATTAATAACTTATCATCTTTTTCGTATACTCTGACTTTATTCAGCTTCGCATCAAACTGTTCAAAACTTAATTCCTCATTAACCTCAATTGTCTCATCGATAGGCTTTTCTTCTTTTTTAACTTCTTCCTGCTTCAGTTCGTCCTCTGCCTCATTGCTTACATCATCGCTCGCTTGCCCCCCGCATGCCGTCAACAAAAGGAGAGACAATACACTCGCGATTATCAGTTTCTTGTTCAAGGCCAATCCTCCTTTTTTTTATCTATATTAACATATTAATCGGATTCAGCCTTTAGTTTATACACTTCTTTTAATTCTTTTATCTTTCTGCGTTGCTTTTCAGTTCCTTTACCCGTCGGTAGCTCCATGGTGCGTATCTCGATAATCTCCTTAAACTTTGTATCTGATCTCAAACCTTCCAATAGTGCTTTAAATTTCTCCCAGTGTAGTTTTCCCTGCATTTCAAACAAATCAATGCCGTAATCTTGATAAAATGATGCGTAAATATATTTTGCGTCTTGCTTGAGCGAATATACTTTTTCTTCTTTTTTCTGCGGCATCGGATTTCCGTCAAGGTCAACAGGCTGATTCTCCTTCGCTTCCTTCCCAATCGTCGCGTGAAAAAGCTCGTAAAAAATTTCCGCTTTCTTCTCTAACGAATAATCCAATTCAACACCTAAAAGCATATATAGCCCAGTTTCAATCTGTGTAATATCATCCAGTTCTTCATCATTTAGCATATCAATGAGACGCAAAACATTATCAAAAGACAAGTCAATTTCATACGTTTTCCCGTCAATCTCCACAGTCTCAATGAGCGGATACCCCAAATCCAAGGTTACCACCTATTTTTTATTCCGAATATATTTCTTCGCCTTTTCTACCTGATCTTGAGAAATACCCCTCTCCTTAAGCTCTTGTTCGATGCCTTCCTCTAACTGAACAAAATAATTCATACAAGTCATTACAGAAGGCGACATATCATATATTTTTTCAAACGCACCTTCACCTAATATGAGCTCGAATCCACGTTTCAAAACGCTTTTCGCTTGTTCGAGTGCTTCCTCATCATCCTCACTTACGGTAATACTATGAAACTCTTTTTGCACTTCAAGAGCTTCTTTCCTAAATTTTTTTATCGATTCATCTGATAAGTCAAAAGAAAATTTCAAATCCCCGATTTCGACAGGAATCTCCGGTTTTTCCGTTTGAATTTTAATTGCCATATGTTATCCCTCCTAAAAAAATATGTAAGGGTAGGATGAACCTACCCTACTACTCCGCCGCCACCATTATTGCTATCGCCGGGTGTGATTTCTGGCTTTGTATCCCACGCAATTGTGCAGTTGAACGTCGCGTATTCTGTCGCTTCTCCGCCCGTCACTGCAATGTCAGTTACTGTTGCACGCCCTTCAAGCGTGTCGCCATTTGTGCGCACTTGCTTGAACATGATTTTTCGCCCTTCACCTGTCTCAAACTCAAGGCTCTTGATAAACGACATAGCCGGATCTTCATCATCATAAAACCCTTCGAATGTGTAAGTTTTCGCTACGCTGATCACATCTGTTTCAGGCGTCCCGTCACCGTCGTAATACCCTATACTTTCCGTTTCTTCTTCCGAATCATCCGTAACGGTTGAAATCCATTTCGCCAAACGGAAATATTCCGGTTCTGCCGTGCCGTCACTAGGTATAGCGCCGACGTAATATTCCGTCAGAGCGTTCTTTTGTCTCGCCACATTAGCTCACTCCTCATAAATCGTAATTTTTGCCGATATCGACAATTGATAAATAAAATAACCGTCCTCATCTTGCATCACGAGGGACGGTAATGATTGTGTTGTAATGCGTTGGAAGTCATAGCTTCCGTTATCGCTTGGTAGATCGTCAAGATTTTCTAACGTTTGATAGACTGTCGTTAACGCATTAAAACAGTTATTGTGATTTCTGCTTTTCGCGTTAACTTGCACTTGATAATCTTTATCCCGCACGCCGTCGAAATAGACCGTTTCTTCGCCTCCCGGCATGGCCATGATGGACAGACTTTCCCCTTCCCCTAACACGCCGATCTTGCAAGGCGCATAAAGGTCAAGACTGTTAATGAGTTGATTCAGCTTCAACATAAAATCAAGTGTCATTACTTCATCGCCCTTTTAACAACTCGTTCCCACGATCTCAAGTGGATTGATTTTGCTTTTTCATCCCATTTTGGCCCTGTACCTGGCGTGGTGAATTTTGCGCCATAGTTGTAGTACTGCCGCCTAGCATATGGAACGTTCCAAATGATAGACTTTCCATCCGGCGATACCGTCGATTGGTTACGCAAATCTCCTGTCAAAAACGGCGCGTATCGGTTACTATCTGCATGAACCTGATTCGCTAGCGCATATTGACCCAATTTGGTCATTTGCGACACTCGTTTTGTGACGCCTTTCAAATCTTTCTTCACATTCACTCTTACGGCCATCAGATCACTTCCAATTCGTAATGCCTGACTTCGTTTTTGTGCGGGTAAAAGCAGGGAATCACCTTTTGTAGTATCATATCCCTGTCACCAAACTGAATCCTTGATCGTTCCTTAAAATCAGGAACAGGGTCACTATGTGTGACGTCTACAAAGATCACCGCATCGGCTAGAATCTTTGTTTGTGTTGTATCACGGCTGAATACGGTTGAATCGTCAAAACGAACATTTTTTATGGTGATTGGTTCGCCGTATATCGGGTTACTCCAATCATCCTCCCCGAGATACTCGTAATACTCAATCGAATGAATGAGCCAACGCTTCGGCAACGGACCGATACGCATTTAAACCACCCTCACGCCGCTATAGAGAAGCCCTGTCCCTGACAAATACATCAACACATCTGGAGACACGATACTAAATTGCGTCTCATCCTGTGACGTTCCGCGGTATCCTCGTGATACTGTAGTACGCCCAATCGTTACGGTAGAGGGTTCTTTTAAACCGTGTGAAGACGTTGCGCCCATCTCGTGAAAGTATTCGATCTGTGCAGCGACGGCTTTTTTGAACCTTATCCGACGGAACTCAACATCATCCTCAATATCATTAAATACATAAAAATCACGAGTGACGCTATTCAAAACATCACTCGCCTTGGGCAATAGCCGATTAAATTCGTCTTCCTCGATCTCAGAGAATCCGAATTGAGTGTATTCGTCATATGTCAAATATGCCATTCAATCACCTACACTTCTGGCCACGGCACTCTGATTTCGGTACTGTCAGTCATATGAAAAACAAGTTCGTTCGTATCTGCATCAAACGTGATGTCGTCGATTCCACGACCGTCAGCACCGTCTGCTCCTGCGGGGCCTTGAGGACCTTGTTCCCCTTGAGGACCCTCCGGCCCTTGCGGCCCCTGCGGACCTTGAGGCCCTCGCAAATTACCAATCACGTTCCATGTGCCGTTTTGATTTTGGTAGAAGTCGCCGCTATCTGTATCAAGGTACACATCTCCAGGCGCTCCCAGTGATGCGTCTGGCGCTCCTTCACCAAAATGAAATCTCATGCTCGCACCACCTCCGCCGCCACCGCTTTGAAGCAATTCTACGATGTTGTAGAGCTGCCCGTCCTCACCAATCACTCTACCGCTTCGTGCGGGGTATTTTTCGATGTCATAAGCCATGCAATCACCTCAAAGAAGAAAGCACCCTACTGAGAGGATGCTCTCTTCGTCTTTTTAGGCTTCTCTTTTATCTCTTCATATCCCTGCAATCGCAACTCGTTTTCCTCACGTGGGTCATTCGTTCGGATAATCACGTTCCCTTTTTTGAATTTCTTCATGACGTGACCTCCTTATTCGTTTTCTTGCTTATAATCTACAAACTTGTAGTTACGCACCATTCTCACTATATCCCCTTCTTCACCTGCGTCGAGAACATAGCCTACGCTATGAAGATAGGTCGAATTATGAACAATAATTCTACCATCTTCATCAGCATATACATTATCTCCAGGCGCTACTTTCTCGCCAGCTTCAACTCTCCAGATTTTACTACCCGTGATTGTTACAGTGACTTCTTGCCCATCCTCAAGTGGCTTGGTCGAAACAAAGTCAACAGGGCGGCCGCCTACAGACGGGAGTTTGATTCTCATTGTTTCGCCGTCTTCACTATTAATAAGCCACAACAGCCGATGGGCAGGAATGTCCCCCTCCACTATAGCTTGAACTTGAGTGCTCATCTTTGTCATCCCCTATCCTTCCACTGCAGCCTCGTGGGAAACCACAATACCATCGGCTTTGTTCTTCATCACAAAAAGGTCATGGTACATGCGGTTTTGATAGAGATATCCGTCACCCTCCGTGTGTTGTCCTGGAGCAAACAGGTATACGCTGTTCACTTTCGCTTTCGCCACAATGGCTCCGCGATAAACGATAATCCAGTTGATTCCCAGCCCAGTTGCCGTGAACCCGCTGGTGAAATCGTGTTCCGTGTTGAAGCGCTCGGCGTCCCAAACTTCTACAAGCTGTACGCCGTCAAGAGACGTGACACGGGTTTCGATCGCCGTCCCTTGATCTTGAACATTGATATTGCGCTGAAAATACTCAGAACGCTCTAACGCGTCCATTGCCTCGCTCGAAAGGTACGCAATGAGATTCGACGGTCCGTATTTGCGCACTTTCAAAATATCAGCCTTCAGACGCTGAAAGACGTTCGTTGCGTCAATTGTTTCTCCAGTTGCGTTACCCTCGTCAATGGCATGTGTCGCCATTTTCCCGAAGCGGTATGCATCCACTTCCGGCCCCGCTTTTTCGGTCAGGAAAACACGGGTAATATTTGCTGCGCTTGCCGCTTGGTTACTTTCGTCGACGTCCATTTGGTCTACAAAAAATTCAACGTCACGGTCAAACTGAAGCGTATACGGCTCATGAGTGACCGTCACATCTCCGCGGTTCCAACCGCCGTTTCGGCTGTGGTTTTGATACCCTGTCACGTCAACAGTCGGTACGTGGAACGTTTTCGCTCCCATCCAGTTGACATTCGGTGTTTCCAAAGCGTTAGTAAGTGTTGCTTGCGTTAAAACCTGATCTAATTCTTGTTGATAACGTTCAGCGTAGTTAATAGCGTTTGCCATATTTAATCAACCCCTCATTTCCCAAGTAATGTTTTAGCGAAGGCGTCCATATTGCCTTCTTTCGTGTGTTGTCCCGTCGTGAAAGACGGTTTTTGCTCTTGCTTTTCTTCCGCAAAATGTGGGTACTTCTCAATGACTTTCTTAATCGCTTCGTTCATATCTGTGTCATCATCGACAAGTGTTTTCGCTAATACGACAACATCCTCAACAGATTCAGCCTTAACACCCGACTTCATGGCGGCAATTTGCGCTTTAAGCGAAGCATTTTCTTCAGAAACGGAATTATAATCAGATTCCAACTTCTGAAGTCGTTCGGCTTGTTTTTCAGCTTCGCTCTTTTGCGACTCTTGCCACTCACGGAATTTTTTCAGCCCCTCTTTTGCGGAATCAAAATCGTTAATGCCAAGTTGCTTCAATAACTTCTCCTGTGCCTTCTTCGCTTCTTTTGCAACGATGTTGTTCACATCTTCTTGCCTAAACAATTTTTCCTCTGCTTTTTCGGTAGCAGTGCCCGTTTCTTGCTCTCCAGCCTGTTTTTCTTCGGCTTGCTGGTTAGCCGTTTGCTGTTGTGTGTTTTGTTCTTCGCTCATTTTGAAACCTCCCGTTTTTGGGTAATTTCCTTACGTTTTATTTAACGTCCACTACGCATAAACGGACAAAATAAAAAAGCCCTAACGGCTTACGCAATCACTCTTTCTCTATCATATCGTCTTGGTAGATCATGTTCTTTGATAAACTCTCGTATTCTTGCCTGTCTGGCTCTGACAAGTCTTCTATACCGCTGTATCAGTTCTTCATCTCCTAATTCCTTCGCGATATTCAAAGAGCGTTTTGCTTTACGAATCTGACGTTCATAATAACGCTGTTTTTGTGAAAGCTGATACCTTTCTTGAGCTTCTCTGACATTGTATTGAACTTGGTTATTCTCGCTTATTCCTTCAAACCAAGCGTAAAAGCGATGTCGACAATTAACCCCCCGCAAACCCCAAGGTTCTCCGTAACCAAACTCGTATACGCTCGGATATTTAGGATTGCTCGACGGATAGCTGAGCGATGCAACTTTTCCCTGTATATGAGAACAGGCTTCCCGTGGGTCAGGAAGACTGCTAACTAGAACTAAGTCTGTCCCGTACTCTTTCATTCGATTTATCGTTAACTCGTTATACAAAGTGTTTACCGTTGATCGAATTGTCGCTTCGGCGTATCGATCTAGGCTCCATATCCGACCGCCTCTGTCAACGAATCCTGATTGTATGCCTCGTTCAGCCCATTTTATAACAGTTTCAGCCACGGCTTTATTGATCGTGATATCCCCCGTCAATACCCGACTTACCGCTTCTTCGACGATACGGCGATACATCCTCGCAACTGTTCCTTCGCCGTAATTCGTTGTGATTAGCGTTTCATTGATGAACACATTGAAATCACGAAAAACTCTATTTTGAAATTCTCTAACTGTCCGCTTATATTCTCTAGATTTCCTTAACCGCTGAAAGCCGTAGATCATTGCACCTAATACAACAAAAGTCGCTAATATATCGCTCTTTCCTTCTGCTTTCGCTTGATTGTAGATTCTCTCCACGTCTTCATCAACAGTGTTAATTGTTTCGTCTCCGACCTCTTCAAAGATTTTTCTGATTTCCTTTTCGGCAAGACCAGTTGTTTTAGATAACATCTTTATTGTCTCATCATTTATTGAATTTAACTGCTGTATTTTTTCAGCTTGCCACTCAAATGCTTGTTCTCGTGTAATATCATCGTCTGTTTTCAACCGTTTGGCCATCATTAAAAATATTTCCTCTTCCAAGGTACGGTAAATATCTATGACGGGTTGAGTGAATATGTCTAGTTGGTCAGGATTCATTTAACCACCTTCTGGCGACATAGCTTTTTATGTCTTCTTCGGTTATATATCCAATTCTGACAAAAAAATCTATATAATCCACATCCAATTGTCTACATATTTTTCGCAAAGTATCTAAAGAAGGGTTGTTATGGCTTCCTGTTTCTAATTGAGACAAATAAGGCTGAGAAACTCCAGTTCTCCTTGCCAACTCTCGCACAGACAACCCTTTTTCCTTTCGTTTTGATCGGATGAATTCTCCAATCGACTGTGATTCCATTCAATCACTCCCTTGCACCAAACAATACTGATTCGCTTTGCAATTCCTCGAAGTCAGGAGAACCTTGCCGTTCTTCTGCGTATATCTCTTGTAACAATTGTTCTGCGTCTTCTTCTGTCATCCCGTGTATTCGCATGATTGCACGTTTACGGCTTTGCAATTGATTCGTAACAAGTTGAATCTGCTGATTGATTTCAGCACTCTTGTCTTCTGCTATGCTGTCATCGAAGGATATGGCAACTTCATAATTCTCTGGCGCTGAAAAAATGTTGTATAGTTCAGCAATTGCGACTATCGAATCAATCAATTCTTGTAAACTAGCTTCGATAACGACTTCATGGGACTGCTTGCTCTTAAATGTTTTTGATTGCTCACTGATGACCTCGGTTGCTGTTTTCATACTCTCGCCATCAAAAGTAAATGTCCCTGCCGAGAAACCTGTCTGCATTGCGAACAGATTGAGCAATGCGTTAATCGCTTCAATATGTTCTTCGACCCTCAATTCCACGGTCATGTCTCTAATGTCCATATCGTTCTCGTCAGCGTTGAGCGCTTCATATGTTTCGTCGCTAGCATTGAAATAACGCTTCGGCTCACCTGTCTGTGAATCAATGACAACTTGGACCATGTGAGCAGGGACGATAATTCGCTTTTTGCCAAGCCTAAACTCTCGATGTAAGCTGTCAAACGCCGTGTCGATAGCTTTCATCGTGTCAAGAGCGTTCGCATAGATGCTAATACCTAGCGGACTTTGAGTGTCAATATTGTTTGCCGTGTTTGGCTTGAAATACGTGAAAATCGGTTTCGACAAACCGCTTATTCGCACTTCTTCTTCCAGATCAGGAAACAATGTCGATAAAGCTACTTTTATGCCTAAGTCTTGCCCGTTAGATTCGTACAATTCGTTCCGGATGACGTATTCTCCGTCTTCCCATACGTGCCATTCGAGATGTGTATATTTCTTATCTCCTTTTTTGTATTCGGAAGGGAAAACAGCTTCATAGATCGTCTCATTCTGCCACGACAGCGGTATAAAACAGTCAGCCGTAACAAACGACAGCATGATTTTCTCATCTTCCACATACGGCTTGATCACCATGCCGCCGAGTGCGAATGAGTATTCGAGATAGTCCTGAAACTTTTTGTAAAACTTATTTTGCTTAAACACTTCTTCGATGTTCTTCGCTAAAGTATCATCGCTTATACTGATTTCACACTTTTCATTGAACACGAGAGAAGCCATTTCGGCAGCAGATGCTTTAGCCATGTTCAGGCTTTCCATGATGCGTTGTTTTCTTCCTTCAACCGTCTGATACGTTATATTGTGCCATTTTTCATAGTATCCCTTATAGAGACTTTTCCAAACTTCTATCTGCTGAAACATTTCCTCGTTCAATGTCACATCTTTGTGATCGGACAGTTTTTCTATTCCTTTCAGCAGTCCCATCCGGTACATCACCTGCCTTATCTTGGCGATTAGGCTTTTAATCATGTCATCACCGCCTAAAATTTAAGCCCTAACTTGCGCAAGTTGTCATTCACGTAGTATTGGAACGCATCGCATGTGTGATCGTCTTCTTTAACCACTTTCGGGTCGTCCGATTGTAACGTGTCAGCATTCCATTGATATTTTCTGTGTTCTTCTATAAAAATTTTGTTGTTCTCCGTATCCAAATAAAAAAATCTCCCTTGCGCAAGGAGATCATGAACATTGTCGATCATATCCACTTTTTTCTTTTTCGGGATTGGATGAAGCCTAATCGAATAATCCTTGAAAACTTGGTTTCTCAGCGCACCCTCTGCCGAATCAATCGTCATTCTGTCGATCGATTTTTTGTATGTCTCTCTTATTTGCGTTATCCACTCGAAAAAGTCCTTCGATAGATCGCTTGGCGCTTTCTTCACGGACTTGTTCTCCGGCGAATAGTACCACGTGTCAAGCAAAATAACGTTTCGTTTTTTCGTCAACGCAAACGCGCAATGAACCGTCGCCGACACTTGATGCCCTGTATCCGTCGCAGTATCGATGAGGAGTATATCATCGTCATCAGGGAGCTCATCCAACGGGTGGAAATGGTTCATGTTGTATACCATGTCTCCTAGCCCGATGATCTCCCCTTTATACATCCAGCGCCAGTAATCATGGTCATTTCTCTTATAATTCTCGATTTTTCGTAGCAGTTGCTTTGAAAGAAAACCTTTTTCATCTTGCAGATATGTCGAATGATGAATAAAGAAGTCAGGGTCATTCACTTTGCTCTCTTTCCACTCATTCACCCATGCATAAGGGTTTCGCGGCGGGTTGTATGAATAATAAACCTTTACTTGTTTGTCGCCTAAATCTTGACGGATGAACGTATCTTCGACAATATCTATATCTTCAACGCCGTCGAATTCGGCTAATTCTTCAAACCATAGCGCCATGACATAACCTTTTGCAATCGTGGCGGACTTTAACTTTATCGGATCGTCTACACCATAGAAGTAAAAAGCCGTATTTGTTTTTTTGTGTGTTATTTTTAAGGGCACTTTCCCAAAAATAAATTCATTCTCGACTTTTAGCATATAAATAGCCCATTTGATCTGTTCATAGACGGACGTTGAAAGATACTTGCCAACCTTTCGTAGACAAACAACATTTCCGTCATCATCGTCCAAAAAATCGACTACTAACTTAAGGGAAATATTCGATGACTTCATAGATGAGCGTCCGCCGCTTAAAATACTATAAGGCTTTTCGTTCAACCAGAAATCATAAAAATTCTTGTTCACTAATGACGGAATATTGACTTTCTGAATGTTCATTTTTCGTTAAGCGCCTTTCGCATTTCATCTTCTCCACGGACAATGACGGTTTTCGTGTTTTCGGTTGTTTCTAATTCTTGTTTATCTCTCCATCTGTCAGGTCGTCTATTTTTCAACCAAAATATTTGCGCTGTAACGTCCGGTTGTACTTGTTTTTTGATGCGTTCAACTCGTTTTTTACCGTCAGCATCAACCATCACTTTGGTTTCTTCGTACTCATAACCTAATGCCCGTTTCAAAAGTGCATTTTCAACTTGAATGTCAACAACTTCTTTTCCTTTTTTTAAGGCCTCCGAGAATTCAGAGAAGCGATTTTTCCAGTCGTATAATGTGCCAACTGCGATTCCGATATTGTGCGCTATTTGCTCGTCTGTTAACCCATCTCTTGCCCAACCTTCTAACTTAGTTAGTCCCTCTTCCGTAAGCCAATCGTGATATTTTCCTTTTCGCCCAATTTTACTCATTTACATTGCACCTACCCCCTGCTTCTCTGTTTGGTAAACAGATAAAAGAACGGTGTATCTAGTAACGCTAGTATCAGTTTCACACAGTATTGTGAAAGAATCATTGCCCATATACTTGGAACCGAACCGATAAATCCAATCGTGATAAAAATTGCTGTATCAATAAATTGAGATGACATCGTGCTGGCATTGTTCCTTAACCACTTATACCTCCCATTTGTTTTATTTTTTAGCTTGTTGAATATCCAAACGTCCCAACTTTGTGACACAAAATAAGCAGCCATACTTGCCACTACAAACCTAAAATTTTGACCAAGAAGCATTTCATAAGCGTCTTGCATCTCTTGCTCAAGTGCGGGCAACAACATGCCCACATATATCATCACCATGGCAAAAACTTGTGCATAAAAACCAAAAAAGACAGCTCGTTGAGCCGTCTGCCTTCCGTATAATTCGTTTATAATATCTGT